GCAATTACAAGGCGCGATTGATTGATGCGATTCATTCACGCTGCTCTGTGATTGAATTCAAGATCAAGAATGGAAACAAGGTCAAGATGGCTGCTGGATTTCTAAAGAGAATCCAGTACATTCTCGATATCGAAAAAGTAAAGTACGATAATACCGTTCTTGTTCAAATCATACAAAAGCACTTTCCTGACTATCGTCGTGTATTGAATGAGCTACAGAGATATTCGGTAAAGGGTGAAATTGACACGGGTGTATTAGCACAAGTTGCTGATGTCAATCTCAAGGATCTTGTCTCGCATCTAAAGGAAAAAGACTTTACATCCATGCGTAAGTGGGTGGGTGTGAATAATGATGCAGATCAAGTGAAGATTTTTCGTTTGATCTATGACTCATTATATGATATTCTACAACCACAGTCTATTCCTCAGGCTGTCGTAATTCTTGCCGATTATCAATATAAGTCGGCATTTGTTGCGGATCAAGAAATCAATATGGTTGCGTGTTTGACCACGATCATGATGGAGTGTTCGTTCAAATGAAAACCATGGATCTATTCAAAGATATATTGCCGGCAATTCAAAAAACAAAGAAGGATCTATCAAATGAGCCAGACTTTGAGAAGTCGTATGACGCATTTATGGTCAATCGTGCGCTATCATATCACGTTGATTCTATATTACATGCCAATGAAATGAACTTGAGACACGGTTTGGACGAAAAGCTACAATTCCAATATTATCTAAATAGTATTAGATCTATGAAACGCAAGTTTCAGCCGTGGGTCAAGAAAGAGAAGAATGATATTCTGGATGCTATCAAAGAATACTACCAGTGTTCAAGCGCAAAAGCACTAGAAGCAATGCGAATCCTCTCCTCTGATCAGGTTGATCATATAATAACTATAACAAAAAAAGGTGGAGTGGGTAATGTGGAGCGTAGAAGACATGGTGGAGGTGACGCTAAAAGAGCGTGATGACTTCCTCAAAGTCAAAGAAACATTGACTAGAATTGGCGTAGCTTCAAAGAAAGATCAGACACTCTATCAGTCTTGTCACATTCTTCACAAGCAGGGAAAATACTATATCGCACATTTCAAGGAATTGTTTGCACTTGACGGTAAACCAACTAACTTTTCAGAAAGCGATATAGGTAGACGTAATTCAATCGCCAATCTTCTTGCTGAGTGGGAGCTAATTGCTCTAGTCAAGCCGGAGAAAACAGCAGAACCTATTTGCCCACTAAATCAAATCAAGATATTGGCATTCAAGGACAAGCACGATTGGCAACTAGTAGCAAAGTATAATATTGGTAAAAAGAAAATTGAAACTGAATAAATCATGGAGATTTTGTTATGGCAATCAAATTGAAATTCCACAAGCTACATCCCGAAGCACAAGCACCTGTATATTCAACAACAGATGCCGCTTGTTTTGACATCTCCCTATGCACATATGGAAAGATGGCATTCAAAGGTTATGATGAGTCGGGTAAAGAGTTTACAAGACTATTGACTACTGATGGTGGCGTTCTATTATGTCCAAAAGATAGAGTTCTTGCACCAACTGGACTTATTTTTGACATTCCTAAAGAATACTCTATTCGCATTCATCCTCGTTCTGGTCTTTCTTTGAAAGAGGGATTGACACTTGCAAATGCACAAGGTGTCATTGATTCAGATTATATGGAAGAAACATTTGTCATGCTGACGAATCTTTCTTCAAGAAATATCAACATCCCTAATCTAAGCAGAATTTGTCAAGGTGAACTTGTAAAGAACAATAGAGCCTCTTTCGAGGAGATTAAGGAAAGACCGACGCGCGATAATACAAATCGCAAGGGTGGATTCGGTTCTACGGGCACGAAAGCCCTTGACAAACCGTCAGCAAATACTATATAATACACATACTAGAGCCATACTGGGCTAGTATGTTTTCAACTTGCTTAAAAGGAGTTAAACATGACATTCGCATACGGACGTAATCTGCTTCCATCAACTGTTGGGTTTGATAGACTTCTATCTACCCTGGACGAAGCACTAAATATTCCCGACAAGGTTCTAACGTCATTTCCACCATACAATATCGCAAAGATTAGCGAAGATAAGTATGTGATTGAGCTAGCAGTTGCTGGTTTCAAGAGAGAAGAAATCGACATTACCTTGGAAGACAACAAACTAACAGTTCAAGGGAACGCAAAGAAAGATGAGGACAACGGCAAAACTTATTACCATCGTGGCATTGCTCTTCGTAATTTTACCCGTGTATTTACTCTCGCTGACACGGTAGTAGTAAAGTCCGCTGATCTTGTTGACGGAATGCTTGTGATTGAACTTGAAAATGTGATTCCGGAAAATAAGAAGCCTCGCAAGATTCTTCTGAACGACAAGAACTTTACAACCGAAAAAGTTCTCGCTTCAAAATAATTTCTGACTAAATAATCTCACTTAATCTTAACATCTAACCAGTCACCGTGGGTATTGTACTCACGGTGACTTTCTTCTAGAAAGGATACTTTGATGGAACAATACTGGGGTTATCACGCAATGCTTGATTGTCGCGCCTGCGATATTGAATTAATCAAGAGTTATGATAATGTTTATAATTTTGCAAAGAGTCTTGTGAATGCTATTGATATGAAAGCCTTTGGAGAACCTCAGATTGTTCATTTTGGCGAAGGAAATAAAGCTGGATTTACTCTCGTTCAACTCATCGAAACAAGTAATATCTGTGCTCATTTCTGCAATGATACAGGTGACGCATACATTGATGTGTTTTCCTGCAAGCCCTATGATCGTGATGTGGTAAGAGATCAGATCATTCAATTCTTCAATCCACGACAGATCACAGTCAACTACATTGAACGTCAGGCATGAGAGATGACTGTATCATACATGGGTCGGCATGTTATTGCTGATTTGCATGATGTATCTGCGGAACTTCTTGGCTCAATTGATTTTTGGAAAGAAATCCTAATTGATGGAGCCAAGAAGTCTGGTGCAACAGTACTAAGCGATCACTTTCATCACTTTGGTGATGGATATGGTCTTACTGGTGTAATCGTTCTTGCAGAGAGTCATATCAGCATTCACACATGGCCAGAAAAAAACTACGCGGCAATCGATGTATTCATGTGCGGGACATGTGATCCTGAAGTTGCAGTAGATCATATTACAAGCAGACTAAATAGTATTGTCAAAAAAGACTTGATTTATCGAAAGTAATTTGATATACTTGCTTGATAATTCGGAGATTATATTATGAGATATATTGGCTATTCAGTCTCGCGCTGTGTGCGCGATATCGTAAAGAAGCGTGTGAATATTTTAGCAATTGAAGTCATCATTGGTCGCACAATGATTGAGAATGAGCAACATGTTGCCGAAATTTCTCGTGGCTATCATTCACTACCAAAATCTGATTATAGATCATGGGCTGATCTAGATCTTGACGCTTGTCAGAAAGTATTGCTTGAACTATATCGTGATGGCAAGCTTCATCAGCCAAGACTATATGGTAAATATCCTATTCGCATGGATAATCATTGGGGTGTGATTGCTCCATTTCCCATGAGCGCCTTCTAATGAAGGCTGTAGTTATTATTCCAACTACAGGCGACAAGAAAGTTCTGCGGGCAATCAAGAGCGTAGAAAATCAAACATATGAAAACACAAGTTATCTTCTTGTTGTTGATGGAAATAAATTCAAACCAAGATTTGATGATCTATTCGTAAATAGCGATCCATATGTGCCACCAAAAGATGTCGTATATTTAAAGCACAATACTGGCGCCGATGGATTCTATGGTCATCGCATATACGCAGGTTTCTCCCATCTTGTTAACGAAGACATCGTGCTATTTCTTGATCAGGATAATTGGTTTGAACCCGATCATGTTGAAAAGCTTGTAAAGACATTACAAGCTAGCAATCTAGCATGGGCGTATAGTCTAAGAAACATATATGACAAAGATGATAATTTCTTGTGTCGCGACGATTGCGAAAATCTAGGAAAATATCCTGTGTGGAATGGCATGCACTATCACGTTGATACTAGTGCATATGCGTTTCGTCGTGAGTTTCTAATTCGCGTTGCTTCGGTGTGGCATTCTGGCTATGCCGGAGATAGACGCTTTTTCAACACAATAAAAGATCTTGCTCCATTTGATACGAGCGGAGCATATACATTGAATTATAGATTGGATGGCAATCCTAATTCCGCATCGCCTGAATTTTTCATTCATGGCAACAAGATTAATGAGCAAAAATATAATGGTAATTATCCTTGGAGAAAATCATGAGCAACATTAAAATTGAGTATATGCAAAAATATGGTTCGGGCAAAATCTTTGTAGAGACTGGGACTTATCTTGGTGATACAGTTCAGCTTGCTCTTGATGCGGGATTTGATCTTGTTCATACAATTGAAGTTGATCAAGGTATGTTTGACAAATGTCACGCTCGTTTCAAGGATAATTCAAACGTAAAATTGTGGTTTGGTGACTCTGTAGATATAATTCCTCAAATTGCAGATCAACTAGTAGAGCCAGCCACATTTTGGCTTGACGCTCATGCAAGCGGTCCACTTCAGGGCGGTCGTTATGCTCCGTGTCCTCTTGTTCTGGAACTTGAGTCGATCTATGGAAAAAAGAAATTGCGTTTTACTGAAAACGGTTCAGAAATGTATCGTGAAAAGTCATCTATTGACACGCACACAATCATGATCGATGATCGTCGTTTGCTTGGATCAGCTGAATGGGGATTCGTGCAGGAAAAGCAAATCATGGATCTTCTTTTTGCAATCAATCCAAATTATAAGATCGTTTATCTCGATGGCCATCAGGCAAACGATATCATTTGTGCTACGGTAAAATGACATGAAGAAAGATCTAATTCTTGGTTGTATCACAAATTATACTTTTGACAAAGTTGCAAATTGGGCAAATTCAATTGATCGTTCAGGATTTGATGGTCATAAGCTTGTCATAGCATATAATGTCGGATTTGATATTGTTGATGAACTGACAAAAAGAAACTTTACTGTAGTCACATTCAATCGTGATGACGCAAACAAGAAATTTACATATCGCGAAAATTTCAATATCGTCGTTGATCGTTTCTATCATTCTTGGAAAGTATTGAATGATATTGAAGATCAAGTAAGATACGTTATTGCTACTGATGTTCGCGATGTTGTATTTCAGACTAATCCTACTGAATTCTTGAACAGGCATATGGGACCTCAGTTTTTTACAAAGATAATTGCTTCTACTGAGGGCATTCGTTACAAGAATGAGACTTGGGGAAACAACAATATGAAGTTGAGTTTTCCTTTCATTCATGAATATATGTCGAATCATGTAATCTACAATGCTGGAGTAATGGCAGGTTCTATTGATACAATCAAGGATCTATTTCTCAATATTTACATGATATGTGCAAATATGCCACATACAATTCCCGGAGGCGGTGGTCCAGATCAAGCAGCGTACAACGCTTTGCTATCGATGAACAACTATTCAAATTTAACTATGTTCACAAGTGCAAAAGATGCATGGGCAGCCCAGCTAGGAACAGTTGCCGATCCAAGCAAGATAAATCAATATAGACCATATCTAACAGATCATGAACCCATAATTGAGAATGGTGAAGTGTTCAACAATGAGGGTCAAAAATATTGCATCGTCCATCAGTACGATAGGGTTCCTAATCTTTCACCTTTAATCAATCTTAAGTATGGGAAGTGACATGAGTGATATCATCAAAATAAACACAAAAACAAATCAATTTCAAAAAGTAGAACAGCCCCTTACAATAGCCGAATATAAAGAGCAAGGAAAGTGGCCATTCGATTTCATTACTGCAAAAGGTCTTGTTAGTGTAATTAATGATCTTTCTACTCGTTTGAATAGAAATGTTGTTGGACTTGAAATTGGAGTCTGCAAGGGAGAAAATATCGTTCATTTTCTTGAGCAGACGAATAGAATAGATAAGATTCATTGCATTGATCCATATCTTCCATATATGGATTGGATTGGTCCTGTAACTCAAGAAGATGTGAATTTACATTATGAAATTACGATGAAGAACTTTGAGCCGCATAAAGACAAGATCGTATTCTATAAGGATACGTCAGATAATTGCGTAAGCAAGTTTAGCAATGAACAGTTTGACTACGTGTTCATTGATGGTGATCACTCTTACGAGGGCGTCAAGAAAGACTTGAATAACTATTATAGTAAAGTCAAAACTGGTGGGGTATTTTCTGGACACGATATAAATCTACAGTCAGTACAACAGGCAGTTCGTGAATTTAGAGAGCAAAATTTGATCACAAATCAAATTCAGTTTACTGACGTAAACGTTTGGTATTGGGTGAAGTGATGCAAAAAAAGCCACTAAAAATAGGATTTGCTGATGTCTGCACATCGGAATTCTATGAAACTATTCTAAGTCAAAGATATGAATTGACTATTGATAATGAAAATCCAGACTTTCTTTTCTTTGGCGATGAAAATTTTGGAACAAGAAATCTTCAATATTCAAAAGACAAGTGTATAAAGATCTTTCATACTGGCGAAAATCGTAGACCAGAAAACTATGATTGTCATTATGCGATGACATTTGATCACAATCCAAATCCTTGGCACTATAGATTGCCGGGCTGGGCATTGGTTCCATTCTTCTACAAGAAGTATGATTTCACGCATATTTTCAATGCACATACGATCAAGCATGAAAAGACAAAGTTTTGTGTTTTCATTCATAGAAATCCAAGCAACAATATTCGAAATGTTGTATTTCATGAATTATGTAAGTATAAAAAAGTAGATAGCGCAGGTCCTCTGTTCAATAACATTGGACATGTTATTAGTCCCGAATATGACGCAAAGCTTGATTTCATCAAAAACTATAAGTTTGTTCTTTCTTTTGAAAATAGTCCGCATCCAGGATATGTTACTGAAAAAATCATGGACGGATTCTATGTGAATTCTGTTCCAATTTATTGGGGATCTGCTACTGTCGACCTGGACTTCAATGAAAATAGTTTTATCAATGCTGGTAAATTTTCAAACGCAAAAGAACTGATTGATCATATTATTTCTATTGACAATAATGACGAAATGTATTATAACATAACTTCACAACCAAAGTTTAGGCACAATATTGCACCATCATGTATGATATACGATAATTTCTTGAATTGGTTTGATGCAATAGTGTTTAATAAATTATACATGAGAACTTGAGATCGATACTAAAACCATATAAAAACTCTTTATGAAATAATAAGAAAGTTTGTTTACCATGAAAAAACATAAAAAAATAATTGTTTGGGGTGCAAAGTATGATACTGGTCATACACAAGCATATACCTTTGGTGCTTTTGTAAAAGCAGCGAAATACTTGAATGAAGAAGTTTATTGGCTCGACGATCGTGATAATGTTGATGCGACGTTTTTTGATGATTCATTGATCATAACAGAAAATCAAATTGGAACACGAAATCCAGTTAGCAAAAATTTACCTTTGAGAAAATCATCAACATACATGATTCATTGTTTGGGCAATAAGAATATGCCTGATAGACCAGAGCCTTCATATTATTTGAATAGAGTTGGTCGATTGATTGATTTTAGATTTTCATTAACTGGTAAAGGATGGTCTGATCAATTATGGGAATATACCTATGAGCCAGAAAAATACACCTGTATAAGTGATAATGTTTCTTACTTGGAAAAGGGAGCAGAGTACGATAATTTCTATAGCATGTGGGCAACAGACTTGATGCCAAATGAAATAGATTTTGAAGATCGTCATACCCCGTGGATTGAACCGAAACATATATTTTTCACAGGAACAATTCGTGATGATAATTATGATCAGTTTGAGCCTTTCATAAGAGCCTGTAAAGAGAGAGATGTTAAATTCTATTACAACAACGTTTGGCAGAATGTATTAACTACTGAGCAGATAAAGAAAGCTTCTCTAGAAGCATTTTTGGCTCCAGACATTCGACCAACATCACATGTAAATAGTGGATATATTCCCTGCAGAGTGTTCAAGACAATTAGCTATGGTCAACTTGCTACGACAAATTCAAAGGGAATATACGACTTCTTTAATCATGAAATTGTATTTCATGAAGATCCTTATCAGATGTTCTTTATTGCATTTGATATGAGAAATGATCCAAAAACAAAAGATCTAATTCTAAACCAGATGAAGATAGTAAAAGACAAGCATACTCACGCGAATAGAGTTAGAGATATTATAGCAGCTTGTGAAATGTAATTTATTTGGAGTTGATTATGAGTAAAGTTGCGTTCATTACTGGCATAACAGGTATGGTCGGTTCACATCTTGCTGATTACTTGTTTGCCAATACAGATTGGCAAATTGTTGGTCTAATTCGTTGGAGAAGTCCGTTAGACAATATCAGCAATTTGATTGAGAATATAAATTCTGGTAATCGTATAAAATTAGTTTATGGAGATCTAAACGACGATCTTTCAATAGAAAATGCGATAAAGGAGTCAAATCCAGATTATGTATTTCATCTAGCTGCTCAAAGTTTTCCAAAAACAAGTTTTGATGCTCCTATTGAAACATTGAATGTCAATGTTCAAGGAACTGTGAGACTATTGAATGCATGTAAAAAATATGCACCTTTAGCTCATATACATGTGTGTTCATCAAGCGAGGTGTTTGGTCGAGTTAGCAAAGAAAAACTTCCAATCGATGAAGAATGCAATTTTCATCCAGCATCCCCATACGCAATATCAAAATGCGGTACTGACTTGATGGGTCGGTTCTATGCTGAAGCATATCAAATGAATGTTCAAGTAACAAGAATGTTCACGCATACTGGACCAAGAAGGGGTGATGTTTTTGCCGAGTCTACTTTTGCAAAACAAATTGCTATGGCTGAAG